CGGCTTTGCTTGGATAGAAACAGAAGCAAGTGGAGACTTTGAGGTAAAGAATTTGAGAATAATAGAAGGAAAAGTTAGATAGTTTCATAGGTGGTTAGGTTAAGGGTGGCTTCGGCTGCCCTTTTTTTGTTAAATAGTATTTACAATAAAGCTACGTTTTGTAAAGAGTATTTGATGTTAACAATGCGATGTTAAGAAAATAATTGTTAAAAAGTTTGCAGTTATAAACAAAATGTATTTATATTTGTCGAAACAATTTAATTAAACACCTATGAAAAAACAGTTAAAAGAGGCACGAATGCTTCATTTAAGAGCAGACCAACTGCTAGAGCTTTGCGAAACGGCTCAAAAGAAAGTAGAATCTATGTGTCAGTGGAACGTAGAACAAGCAATCCCTAACGGATTCGAAACTCATTCAGACGCAGACATCGAGTTTCAGCAGCGAGTAGTAGAACGTATATGGAGAAGCTACCGAGTATTAGTAAACAAAATCAACGAAAACACAATCCTATGAAGAATCCATTTAAAAAAGTTTTTAAAACGTTGAATAGTCACGTTAAACAAACACAGTTAGAAAACGTATTCATTCCTAACAACGGAGTGAGACACGGAGACCTGAAGCGTTACTGGGATAGTTATAACGCAGAGTTAGTAAACAGAATTTCAGAGATCAAGAATGAAAAGTTTTAAGATAACATACAGAGTAAAAGTAAAGGAGTGGGAAACTCGTTACTTAATTGTCAGGGCTTACACACGTCAAGACGCAAGAGAAAGGTTCACAATGTGGGAAGGTTTAATAACAGATATACACGAGATATGAAACAGACAGCGGTAGAATTTGCATTTGAAGAATTAAATAAATGGCGGATAGAAAATTTTGGTGAAGATGCTTTAATTGGAATACCTCAAGAAGTTTTAGATAAAGCCAAAGAAATGGAGAAAGAGCAGATAATGAAAGCAAGACAAGATATTTTTCATACAGGAAATTTAACTAATGAAGAATACTACAACGAAACCTTTAAATCAGAGTGAGATGAAAACAGCAGTAGAATGGTTAATTGAAGCTATGTACCAAGAGACATATCCATTTAACCCAACGTATTCTAAAATCTTTGAACAAGCCAAAGAAATGGAGAAACATCAGATAATTGAAAGCTATTGTCAAGGTTGTTTTGATATATCGAAAGATGATGGAATAGTCCCTCGCGAAACAAGCGATAAATACTACCACGAAACATTTAAACAAGATTAAAATGAGCTACGAACTAAACACAATAACAAACACAAAAAAGAGCTTTCCTAAAAACACACGCTTTTCTTTCGAGGACTTTCTTATAGCTTGTCCTTTCTCTATCTCTTACCTTAGAGAGAAGAACAGAAAGCAAGAAGTGATGCAATGGAGACAAGTAGGGATGGCGTGGTATGCGATAGAGTTTAACTCAATAACACAAGCCGGAAAGTTCTTCGACCATAACCACAGCACAGTTATTCATTCTTTAAAGTGTATTAAGGATAGAAAGTGGAATCCGTCTTTGGCCAGTAAAGTAAATAAAGTAATTGACCTTATGGAACTGGAAGTAAAAAACTCTAATGACATAAACGAAAAAGAACTTAACTCGTTGCTTTATTTAGAAAGATTAATTAAAAAGAAACTTGCTTTTGTGGAAAAGTAGGTAAATCATTTGTGTAATCAAAATAAATACTTACCTTTGTGAAAAAAATAAAAATATGGAAATATGGAAATCAATTAAAAATTATGAAGGAATTTATGAGGCTTCAAATTTAGGAAGAATTAAAAGTCTTAAGCGTGTAGTATTGAATAATGGTAGTTATTCTGGAAGTGTGACTAAAAATGAATTGATACTAAAACAGCATAAAAATAAATATGGTTATTATGTTGTAACTCTACAAAAAAATAAAATTAGAACACATAAATCTGTTCATAGAATAATAGCAGAAACTTTTATTGATAATATAAATAATTATAATGAAGTAAATCATAAAAATTTTGACAAATCAGACAATAAAATTGAAAATTTAGAATGGTGCAATAGATCACAAAATATTAATCATTACGTAGATTCAATGAGTAAATCTTCAAAATATAGAGGTATATCATTTGATAAACGAAGAAATAAATGGTTTGCTTATTTAGATTATGATAAAAAAAGGATATCTCTTGGATATCATAAAACGGAAGAAGAGGCAAACATTTTTAGACTAAATTTTATTAACAACTTAAAAACACAAAAACTATGAAAAATTTATTTAGATCATTAGCGGCTTTTCAACAAGAGGTTCCGGTGATTTTAAAAGCTACAACAGCTGGTACTGGTAATTATTCGTATCAATATTCTGACCTTCCGGCAATCTTTAATGTAATCAACCCGTTACTATCTAAACACGGACTAGGCTTTACTCAGATTACAGAGTTCAAAGACGGACACGATTACTTGGTTACCGTTCTTTTTCACGTTGAGAGTGGAGAGACTATGGAAACACGTTTGCGCTTACTTCCTGAAGTGGAGCTTAAAGGACAGAACATTTTTCAATCTTATGGTTCACAGCTTACTTACTTTAGACGTTATGGCATCAGTCAGATACTTGGCTTAGTAACCGACAAAGACACGGACGCACAAGGAGAAACCACAAAGAAAAAGACGTTCCCTCAGGAGAGATTTGAAGCTGGTCTTGTAAAGGTAGAAAGCGGAGAGATAACAGCAGAGCAGTTTAAAGCAGTGCTGAAGTCTTTTACGCTTAGCGAAGAACAAACTAAACAACTTGAGTTACTATGAAGATTAGAAGCAGCTCAATAGGAAAGCTAATGGCATCTCCTCGCAACAAAGGGGAGGTGCTTAGCGAAACAGCAAAGACATACATTCAGGATTTCTTTAAAGAAAAAGAGCTTGGTATATCAAGAGAGTTTTGGAGCAGATACACGGACAAAGGATTGATAATGGAAGATGAAGCAATAGACTTCGCTGGTCAAGTGTTAGGATGGGAGTTTGTAGTAAAAAACGAACAGAACTATTCAAACGACTACATAACCGGAACGCCTGATGTCATAACTAAGTCTTTACTGGCTGACATTAAATGTTCTTGGGATGGCAATACCTTTCCTCTCTTCGATACTGAGTTAAAGAATAAAGATTATTTTTGGCAGATGCAAGGGTATATGTGGCTTACAGGACTAGAACAAGCTGAGTTAGTTTACTGCTTAATGAACACCCCTCACTCTATTGTAGAAGATGAGGTTAGAAAGGCGCATTGGAAAGCTGGATTAATTGATGAAGATTTAGACTTGCGTGAAGCAGTACAAAGCCAACATAACTTTGATCACTTGCCAAACCAGCTACGAGTTAAGCGATTCATTATAGAGAAAGACGAACAAGCTATTGAGCAGATTAAAGAGAAAGTAGAGATAGCAAGAGAGTATTACGCACAATTAAAAAGTGTACTATGAAAATAACAGCAAGTGAATTTAGAATTGGCAATCTTGTTTATTTTTTTAAAGAAACTCCAGTAATGATTATAGCCATTTCAAGCGAAGAACTTTATTTAACTCAAGGATGTGGGTTTATAAATCCTAAAATTGATGAATGTGAGCCTATCCCACTAACAGAAGAATGGCTATTGAAGCTTGGGTTTCAGAAAGAAAAAGAACATTATACTTGGTATTTTAAAGGCAAAGTTATTATTAATGTATTTAACTATATTGCCTATAAGCTAAACGCAAATGGCTATACAAGGTACGAATCTTTTAAATACGTTCACCAACTTCAAAACCTATACTTTGCACTAACTGGTGAAGAATTAACCTTTAAATCAGAGTAAGATGAAAGACACAATAGTAGAATCCGTTATTAACCAAAAACAAAAATAAAATGCAGTACGACAACACGAACAAAATTGTAATCTTTAAGAAAGAGAACAAGACAAACGAGAAACAGCCCGACTACACAGGAACAGTGAACGTAGAGGGCAAAGAGTATTCTGTTAGCCTATGGATTAAAGAAGGTAAGTCCGGAAAGTTTTTAGGTGGTCAGATTCAGGAGCCATACAAAAAGATGGAGAACACTTCTGACAAGATTAGAAAAGATAACATTGACCTTCCGTTCTAAAACAAAAACTAAATTATTTAGTTATATTTGAAACGCCAACTCGCACTGGCAAGTAAAATATTATAATACATTCCATTGGGGGAGTAGGTAAGTGCGAGACCGAAACCTCAATGGATTTTTTATTTTATGAAAGATAGGTTAGCATTTAAATTTTATCGCAGTTACTTTGACGTAGCTAAAGAACTTCCAGAATCAGAAAGATTAGAGTTCCTATGGGCTTTATTAAACAAGCAATTTGAGAACAAAGACACTAAGTTAACAGGTTTGGCAAAGTTTGCTTACATTAGCCAAGAACATTCTATTAAAGCTCAAGTCAAGGGATACCTAGATAAAATACATACCCCTATGCAAGGGGGTAGCAAAGGGGGTGTAGTACCCCCTTCGGTACAAGAGAAAGAGAAAGAGAAAGAAGAAGAGAAAGAGGAAGTACAAGAAAAAAGAATAATACCTCATTGGAATCAAGACATAGATACAGACGGATTCTCAAAAAATAAAAACAAATGATAGTTAATCACAGAAGTCAGGATGATTTATTGGAGTTGCTTAGGCAAGATAAGATTCCTTTAGGTAAGGGTATAGGTGTCAGCTTAGACAACCATTTAAGATTTAAAGAAGGTACGTTTAATATAATCTTAGGACACGCTAACGTAGGTAAGACGTATTGGGTGCTATGGTATCTACTTACTTTGTCTGTAAAGTACAACCTTAAACACCTAATTTATTCTTCTGAGAACTCAGTATTTGGTATTAAGCGTAACCTCATAGAGCTTTGTGCTAAAAAACGAATTAAGGATATGTCAGAGGATGAACTAAACAACTATAAGAACTTCATAGAAGCTCATTTCGACTTTATAGACGCTCAGAAGGCTTGGACTATTGAGGACTTTATGAAAGAAGTACAAGAGTTAGGAAGATACGATGCTTTGATGATTGACCCGCATAACTCATTCTTAAGACCGAAAGGAAGCAACGCTCACGATTACGACTACGAGATGGCTACTCGGTTGAGGTTATTTGCTAAAAAGACGAATACTTCAATCTATCTATGTATTCACGCTGCTACAGATGCTCTTAGAAAGACGCATAAAGATGGAGAATATAACGGACTACCAATGCCTCCAAGTATGGCTGACGCAGAAGGCGGTGGTAAATGGGGAAACAGGGCTGACGACTTTTTAGTCATTCATAGATATCCAGCTCACGAAAGCAGTTGGATGTTTACAGAGATACACGTTAAGAAGGTTAAAGAAACTGAGACTGGAGGTGCGCCTACATTTTTAAATACTCCGGTGCTTTTCAGATTGGAATATGGTACTATCTTTACGTGCGAAGGAATAAGCGCAATTTAAATTCAAACTATGGAACTACAAACAACACTAGCACACATAAACATTAGCCTACTAGCTAACAAAATACTTTTTCGACAGAAATACGAACCAAAGAAGAAAGAAGAGCTTGACAGACAAGTAAAAGACCTAGACCAAGTGAAGTCCGTGTTATTAGAGTTAGAAACTCAGAACAAAGCCTTACAGCGAAAGATGTGGGAGCTGCACGAAGAGAACTTAAAGTTAAAGCAGTTAAACGAAGAACTTAAATTAATTATAGACTTATGAAAATATTAAACTTATATGCTTGTTTAGGTGGTAACCGATACAAGTGGGACGAAGTGGCAGATAATTTAGAAATAACCGCCGTAGAACTCGATCCTGAAGCTGCAAGATTGTATCAAGAACGTTTTCCAAATGATACTGTAATAGTTGCGGATGCACACAAATATTTATTAGATCACTATAAAGAATTCGATTTTATTTGGAGTTCTCCACCTTGCCCAACACATTCTCGTGCAAGAAGAGCAAATACAAGAGCTAATGTATGCTATCCTGATTTAAAACTATACGAGGAAATTATTTTTCTTGAAAGTTTTTTTAATGGAAAGTTTGTTGTTGAAAATGTTATTCCATATTACGAACCATTAATACCAGCTCAAAAAAGAGGTAGGCATTTATATTGGGCTAACTTTATTTTACCAAATATTTTAAGTGAAAGACATTGTCCTGTTGGTTCAGGTGTAGATGAGGTTAATAAACTTTGTCATTTTCACGATTACGATTTTAGAAAATATAGAGGAGAACAACGCACGGATAAAATGGCAAGAAATCTTGTAGACTATGAAGCAGGTAGAACAATACTTGAAATTGCTTTAGGAATAATAAAAAAACAAAATATTAATCAAGTATCAATATTTGATTTTGATGTATGAGCGAGCAAGAATTATTAGAGTTCCTTCAGTTAAATTACATAACCGATTTAAAAAAGAGCAGAGATCAATACTGCGAATTTGACTGTTATAGTGAACGCTTTAATATGGTAATAGAATTAAAGTGCAGATACACTCACTACGATGAGCTGATGTTAGAAAAATACAAGTACGACAAGCTATGCAAACACGAAAAAGCAAGATACATAAACTCTACTCCGAAAGGAATATATATTTTTAATATTAACAAGTTAAAACCTGAATGGATAAATGAAAAGATGCCAGCTCAGACAGAGTTTGAAAACACGAATAAGATAAATAAAACAATATGCTTTTTAAACACAAAAGAAGCTGTTTGCATAAAATACTAGACTATGAAAAAATGCAGAGTTTGTAAAAACGAATTCCAACCTTACCAAACTACTCAAGTAGTATGTTCTGTTAGATGTGCAGTTATAAATGCTGACAAGGCAAAAGTAAAGGAATGGAACAAGCGCAAGAAGGTAATGAAAGACGAACTTATGACCGTTCAAGATCTAATGAAGATAGCACAGCAAGTATTCAACAAGTACATACGACTAAGAGACAAAGGTAAAAACTGTATTTCTTGCGATAAAAAGCCAAAGAAAGAAAACGCTGGACACTTCTACTCAGCCGGAACGCATACGTCAGTTAGATTTGATGAAAGGAACGTTTTTCTACAATGCGAACACTGTAATAGCTTTTTGAGTGGAAACCTATTACTATACCGAGAGAACTTATTGGCCAAGCTAGGCTACGAAGAATTTGAGCGTTTAAGTGCCGAAGCTATGAAAACACGTAAATACTCAAGAGAAGAATTGAAAGAAATAATAGCAACGTACAAAGAGAAAATCAAACAATTAACAAATAAAAGTGAATAAAAATAATTTCTTGAAATAAATTAAACTTTATATTTACCCAAAAATTAAACACCTATGGAATACACACTACACGATTTTACCGGATTCGAACGCACGTTTGAGTTCTCGGTACAGAAAGACGGGAAGTGGCACGAGTACAAGTGCTACGCTGACTACCACATAGTCTATAATGTTTACGAGGATAACTACACCTTAAAGCTAGACAAGGCAACAGTAAGCCTTTATAACTCTGAGTTTGAAAAATACATTTCTTATTCAATGACGGATGAAGAGTTTAACGCTTTACAGAAGTCTATGAATGACTACGCACACTGGCAAGATGTGATAGAATGGTTTGAGAGTTACACAGATAAAGATTAGTTATGTTAGTATATTTTTTAGTTTGCGCCATACTTTCGCTTTTTTGCAGCTATTTTGCTTATGAGACAGAAAGTTTTACCTTTGGGTTTATTTTATTAATTGTAGCAGCGATTAATTTATTCTTTGCTACCAAAATAATGATAGATGACAATTACTTTAACTTTTAGCGAAGAGGAACAAGAAGAGGCAATGACTGCCTTAAATGGCACTAAGTGGATGCTTGCTATGTGGGAGCTTGACCAGTGGCTACGTTCTGAAGCTAAATATAGCGAAAAACGAACCGAGAAGGAGATTGATTTAATATACGAGATTCGAGAACGAATACAACAAGAGCTAAATGAGAACGGTCTCCATTTTGATTGATAGCCGAGACACTAATCTCAGGAAGTACAGGGCGCATCGTAGGTCTAAGGACTGGGTGCGCTCTATGTTTTTTACAGCAGACGATCACTGTCCGTATCTTCAGTTTGTAAGGTTAAACCCTGAGGAATGAAATTAATTAATAAGGTTATAGACTTAATTTGGCTTTATGTTGTTAGCAGAATATACAGAAACCTCGACTGAGTGGCTTAACAAGGTAGCTAAACATCATAAATACTTTGTAGGAGTAGTAGAGAGCTTTGGCGAGCGTATGTATGCAGAAGACATCGTACAGGAAATGTATCTCAGACTTCACAAATACACTACTTGGGATAAGATAGTAAAAGACGGAGAGGTAAATAAAGGCTTTGTGTGGTTTGTTCTCAGAAATATTTATGTAGATTACTGCAAGCAAAAGAGCCGGATAGACAAGTGCGACCTAAAAGAGGCTATATATATCTATGACGACACAGACGAGAAAAAGACGAACATAGCCAAGAACGCCATTGATCTCAAAATAGAAGAAGAGATAGAAAGCTGGCACTGGTACGATACAATGCTTTTTAAGTTATATAGAGATAGCGGCAAGTCTATGCGAGAACTAGAGGCTGAGACAAAGATTAGCTTAACTTCTATATTTCATACTATCAAGAGCTGTAAAGATAGGATAAGAAAGGCTGCGGGGGAAGATTACGAAGACTTACAAAATAATGACTTAGAATTGATATAATGGAGCTGATATATTGGGACAACGAATACTACTCAAAGGATGAGATGAGGGAACAGCTAAAAACGCTTAGAATGGAACTTTCTGAGCTTATCACTAAACACAATGAGTTGTTATCAAAACACGAAACATTAAAGATTGAATTCGAACAGTTAAAAGAAAGATATATTAATTTAGCAAAATGAAACAGATCAAAATCTATTTAAACACACAGAAAGAACTTGCCTATGTAGCTTGGTCACAAAGCCTACAAGCAGACAACCCGAATCTATTTGATGCCAAGCACTGGCTAGAGCGAATAGTACACTTAGAACTAATGTTAAGAGACCTAGAAAATGGAGAAAAGAAAGAGAAAAAGACGAAGTGAAGTAGTCGAAGAGGTTAAGAATGCCGTAAAAAACGAAGGCAGAGAACTTGTTGAAGATTTAAAGCAAGACCTGAAAGAAATTGTGGACCAGGTAAAAGACGATGTAAAAGACAAGGTTCGTGAAAGAGTTAAAGAACGAGCTGAAGGTTTAGGAGACACGTTAGAAAAAGTCTTCGAAAAGACCAAGATTGCTAAAGTAGTTAAGTGGTTAGCCGGAGAGGACTGCGGATGCGATAAGCGTAAAGAGAAACTCAACAAGATGTTTCCTTACAGAAAGCCTAACTGCCTAACGGAAGACGAACACGGAATACTTCAGAACTACTTTAGTAGAAACACAGCAGAGATAAGTCCAGCAGACCAACACGAACTATTGAAAGTTTACAATAGAGTGCTTAATGTAAAGCAAGAGCCTACAAGCTGCGTAGATTGCTGGAGAGACATAGTAATGAAATTGCGTAACATCTATAACGAGTACAAAGATGCCGATTCCTAAACCAAACACGAATGAATCAAAAGCTGATTTTGTTCAGCGTTGTATGGTTGACAGAGTTATGGTATCTGAATACGAAAACACGGACCAAAGATTAGCTATATGTTCTACGACTTATGAAGAACTCAAACAAGATACATCTAAGGAAACCAAGCGAGAAACTGGAAAGTGATTACTACATAGTGATACTAAATCCTGAGAGCCATCTGAAAACTTGGAATGCACTGAAATTGATTTTGACTATTGCAGAAGCGCAGTATATTGTCTTCTATGACTACGATATAAACTTAATGCAGTTACATCCAGTATCAAAAGACGAATTCGAAAGCTATAACTATAATCCTAATTAAATGAAGTTAGTAAATATAAAAGAGGTTAAACCAAACCCGAAGAATCCGAGAATAATAAAAGACGGAAAATTCCAAAAGTTAGTTAAGTCTATTCAGGAGTTTCCTGATATGTTAAATAAACGTCCCTTAGTGGTTTTTACTGATGTAGATAATAAATACGTTGTCTTAGGTGGTAATATGCGCTTAAAAGCGTTAAATGAGCTAAAATTTAAAGAAGTTCCGGTTATCATCGCAGACGAATGGACTGAAGAAC